ACAATGGTTTTGTATTCGTTTCTGAAACCTTTGAGAGCACGCTTATCAATAGATGCAAGTTCTTGCATGGCACGCTGCAGTCCGACCACTTTGATGGGTTGCACTGTCACGCTCATTTTCGGCTCTCATTAAGTATCTCTATGACCATCTGCAGGTCATCTAGATCGAATTCTATCCCAGGGGGATAGTACCCCGTAGCAACTAGCACACTGGCTAACTGACGGCGTACTGATCCCCTACCTAGGGGTTTGGTGCGGGCTCATCCTCTACGACATCAAGCGTGATGATGGAATCGATGAAATCATCAAAGACTGGTGACACAACAATGCCTGCGTTCTTTGATGCTTCAAAAGCAAGGAATGCTAAATCTTCCATGCCTACGCCAGTGGCAAGCTCTGATGCTTTGCGCTTGAATTTGCGTTCCCATGCAACGAGGTTTTTCAGGCTGGTTTCAACCTGGTACGCCCCGTCACCGGTATCGATGCTGAGAGTTAATTTCATTTGTCCCTTTCGTTAGGAGTTAGATCAGGCTGTGACCTCTGAGTAGACACCACCCTTAAAAGTGATGTCGATACTTTGAATCTCACCCAAAGTTGCGTTCAGCGTTGGGAGTGATTCAAGATAGCTGCCAGTGAGCACCATGCGGGGGGCGTTTGCGCTGGGTGCGGAAAGTGGCTGAACAGAAACGGTTGTGCGGGTTCCGACCAATGACTTAAGCGTGGCGAAAACCTCTGATGCGCCATAGGTGAGATACAGGGTCACGACCAATTCGGAATCCTCTAAGGTAGCGCCGTATGTCCTTGCTGTTTCTCCGAAGCTAGTCACATCGGCGCTTGTGATCGTGCGAGTGAGCACCGCTGATGTGGCGAATCCGGTCAATGCGACAGAGTTAACGGTCACGATTGGGTTTGAAAGGTAGGTAGATGTAGCCATAAGTTATTCCTCTGTCTTTGCGGTTTTGGTTTTGCTGTCGGACTTGATAAAGCCACCCTCGATGAGCGCTTCCACATTGATGCCGTCTTCAGGGATGAACTCTGTGCCAGGTTCCCCAACGAGATCGCTGATAATGATGTATTTGCTCATGCTGCTTGTGCCTTAATTCGGATGGTTAAATCGTAGGCGGGCAAGTCCTGCCCACCGATGGAAAGACTAACTGGTCTGCCCTCAGTCACGGCGACATTCTTAGTAAGTAATGAAGCGCAAATAGCGAGCACCTGACGCAGTGCGTCAAGGTTTGGGTATCCAGTTCCGACTACACGAATAGGGAATGTCATATCGGCAATGTTTGCGTTATAGGCAGAGAATGACGGCGCATCGAGAAACACGCACGGCGGGTTTATGTTGCGAGGGTCTGTGACCACCCTCAAACCTGTGATGGTTGCCAATGATGCAGCAATGTCATCAATGGTTTCATTAAATAAATCTGTGTATGGCATCACGCCACCTGGGGGCGGTTAATACCTAGCAGCTGCAGCACCATCGGGGTAATGCCGTTAGAAGCAGCTGTGCCCATGCCGTCAAACGATGCGATTGTGTTAAACGATCCACGCTGACGGAAATACGCTGCGCCCACCATGATGGTGCCCAACTTGACATCTCCACCAGGTACAACGCTAAGTGATTCTGAAAGATAGCCCGCCTCGACCCTGCGCCGATATGCAAAAGCATTTGCGGCAGCTGCACACTGAACTAGGAATGCTGCATCGTCTACACCGGTCAATTCAAGCCCGATGTAATCCTCAATGTTTGCCGCTGTAATCCATGTGCAGGTGGGCTCAAATGTCAGGGTTCCGACTGAGTTAGTGGTGCTGCGTTCTAGATCGTCTCCGACATCGTAGAAAAGCACCTGATTAGGCACTGGGACTTCAGCATCAAAAAGCAGGTTTCCATCGGAATCTGCACCGATGTACAAGTACTGCGGGCAGGCATATGCGACATGTGTGCCGTTTAGCCCGTGACCTAGTGACGCAAGTGTGAACGATTGCCCAGGTGAAATGTCAGTGTTCACCAGCGTCTGAACGACTGCATAGTCATCGAGACGCTGGTGAAATGTGACTGTGTAGACCGCCATAGCGGACTCCTAACTAGGCGATGGCGATGGACTTGACTTGATCGCCGTCAGCGATAAAAGTCGAAACATAACCGTAGTAAGAGAATGTTCGACCCAATGTGCTAGGCACTTCAACCGACATGATTCCACGAATCTGCTCATAAAACTCGATAGCAGTTCCACGAGCCACCACCATTGTGTTGTCAGAAAATGCTCTGTCCACGACCAAATTCAAGCCCAGTGGGTTGAAAGTGTTCATTTGTGTGACATTGGCAGAGCCCATTCCATTGACACCCATGAGACCAGCTGCACCTGAGTATGGGAACACGGGACGCTTGTCTGCGTCAAGTTGGCTTCCCAATTTGCGCCATACATCGGGGCTAACAAAAATGTGGTCAGGCAAGAAGTTGGTAGCAGCAAGGATGTCTGTAGCTGCGTCATACAGTGCAGAAATTAACGAGGTCGGGTTGTCTGCTGTGACCGTCCAAGTTGAACCCGATGCGGTGTCTCCTGCAAGGATTGCTGCACAAGCAACTGCGTCCGACTGCAACATGTATTGTCCGGCGAGGTCTTGCAAAATAATCTGCATGGCTGCTGGGCTTGTGAAATCAATGTCTTGCACTGAAAGTGTTACTTGTCCAGCAAGGGTGGTCTTTGTAACAACATTGCTGGCAATAACTGGGGTAGTTGCTGAAACTCCACCTAGCTCAGAACCTTGTGAACCTACGCTCGGATGGGTCGTCCAAGTTGGGCGAATAAAGGTCTTGGACTGTCCACCGTCAGGCATTGCACGAGCGCCCACTGCTGAGACAACCGGACGGATGTAATTAAGATCCGAAAACACATTGCCCAACACATTGACATTCAAGAGACCTGGTGTGTCAGAGGTCGTACTGTCTCCAGCGGCGGCTTGAAGCGCTGTGCGCTTTGATGCTGCTGCAATAGAGAATGCTTCATTTACCTTGCGGAATGTGTCGCCACCGATGTGGTAGGCGGCAAGATATTCAGCTGCAGATGGCATTGCGAATTCACGCTTTGGCTGTGCAGGAATTGGTGCGGTTGGGATCGCTGCTGCTTCTACTGCCTCAGCTGCTGGGGTTGCTTCCACTGTTGTCTCCTCGACTGGTTCTGTGGTTTCTTCTGTGTCGGGAGTTTCAGCTGACGCTGCTACATCAGGGATGGTAGCACTCGCAGCGACTTCTGTGATGATACTGCCCGAAAAAGCTGGGATGGGCACCAAACTGAGCTCTAACCATTCAGCAGCAGTGACAATTATTCTGCCCTGCTTGTCTTCTGTGTATTCCAGGATATTGACCCCTACGGATACATCCATAACGCCATCGGCGGCAAGCACCAGCGCTTCATCGCCCAGGGTCGTGCGGGAAATCTTCATGGATGCGAGCATGGCATCATCGGTTGAAACCCTCTCAACTACTGAGCCCACTACCTTGCTGCTGTCGTGGTACATAAAAACACGAGGGTTCTTACCGTCCTCAGGAAGCGAGCCAGGCTTAAACATGACCTCAGTGCCATCACTGACGGTAGCAAATTGGTTATATGGCACCGCTATGGCATCGATGCGGCGCTCACCGGTGGCGGTGCCGTCATCAGCTGCTGCACGCACTGTGACCTGATCGGATGTAAAACGGATCATGAAGCTAGTTCCTCTTGTGTGTTTTCTGCTGGTTGTTGCTGGTTTGGCATTTCGTTCATGTCTTCTGCTTGACCTAGATAGTCATCAAAATCAAATTCTACAAATGTCCCTCTAGGCAAAATGTTGTCTGCGCTGAGCGTGGACGATATGACCTCTGCGTATTGTTTGGTGCCAAATAGCCATAGGTCTTTTCTGCTTTCAGATGAATTTGTGTATGCGTAGGAACCTGTCGAAATACCCAATAAATACGGGGGGATATTGCATAAACGAGACAGGTCAAGAGCGCTGTAATTGGCTGATTCAATTAACAGCATTTTGTCCGGTGTCGCCGTAGTTGCTTCATAAGTTAAATACTCATTAAGTGCTGCAGTTTGATTTGTAGATCGTGCAGCGTTAAACGCAGCTGCTAAATCTGCAAGTTCCTGAGCGCTTAATGGCTCACCGCCAGTCTGACGAAGAATTCCCGATGGGATTGCTGACTGACTATTGCGTAGGCGACTGGCTTCTATCTGCAGAGCTGTTTCGATGGTTTGCTCAGACTGGTAAATGATGCCTTGTGAAGCACCGATAAATTGAACAAGGTTTACGGGGTCAAGCATGCCTCCCATGAAATAGACCTCGTTTGATGGGGCAAACCACACCGGACCGACCTGATCAGTCGTTTGTATTGAAGCGGCAGGTAAACGGGTAAAGGATGCGGGGTAGCCATCTTGGGTGCGGCTGGTGATGTACCAAAACGCTCTCCCAAAATGGAATAAATCATCGAATGTCCAAGCCATGAGCGTTTCATAAGTAATGGCAGGATCAGGGCGGCGCAACCATGAACGGGGCGCTAAATCAATGCACTCCATCTCACGGTCTGTTTCATTCCACACTTCTTTGTACATCTTTAGTGGCATAGCTGAAATGACACTGGCGTGAAGATCACGAGCACGAGAAATGGCGGGTACCTGCATAGCCCTGTTACGAGCTTCACCCTCTTGATAGGTGTAGTACTGACCGATCATGTTTACGCCAGCGTTGTTAGGTGAGTATCCACCCACCGCAGCTGCTTTGACCTGAGGCTCAGGTGCAGGTGAAATTGCTGCTTTATTAACTCGATTAAATAGCGCCATGAAGACTTCCTAGATCAGTGGCGGCTGGTCACTCCCGACAAGTAGCCAGCCACCTATTAGCAGAGTGTAATCACCTAGAGATGACCAGCATAGGTTTAGTAGAAATTTGCGGTTTGGATGAGAGCGCTACAGCCCACACCATTGCTCTGCACAGTTCAATGGCACCTGGCGATTTTTGTGAGCTAAGCACAATTCCAGTGGCGACTTTGACAATGACCGCCCTAGAAACTTGCTCATTTAGCAGATTCTCGCCGTAGTGCAAGACCTTGCCCTCATTGATCATGGTGCGCACTGTCGGGGTAAATTTCATCAGTTCGCCATAGCCCACTACGCAGTACCGCTTTTGCAGGTTTACCGGTAGATGGATTTCCAGCGGTGGTGTGATAGCCAGCTGCACTTTATGGTCAGCCATGACCCGCTGTACTTCTGTCCACATTTCGTTTTCATTATCCACAATAAATTCAGTAGTGACATAGGTGCGACCCTCAAATGTGGCAGACCTCAGACCCACAAAACGGGCTTCATCGAGTGACTGTTCTACGGATAGCACGCCACCGTCGGGCATCGGCAAGGTTGTCTGCAACTGATCCCACACACCCATTTCGAGCCAGGCACCACGAGCTGCAACCCACTGGTTCAGGTGAGAACGCAGGAAAGAGTCTTTTTTAGAAACTGCCCTGAGCGCCTCAATAGTGATGGTTGTTCCCAATGCAGGGTTAGCCCAGCGCCACCAGCGCTCTGACTTGTCTGCCCCTGGCGGCATAGACCACTCAGCGAAATAAGTCAGGCTGGGTTCTTGCTTGTCAATAGACGCAATGCACATTGTTCTAATCTGCATCATTGCCAAACTCGACTCGTCGCCGGCGGTGCTCCACATCGAGAACAGTGGCGACTTGCGAGCGATTTGGCTGGGGCGTAGCGCATCATCGATAGTGCCGCCGTCAATGTCGAAAATTTCATCGGCGACAATGAGATCGTATGAAC